ATAGCATATTTAACACCGGCTTGTTGTTCAATTTGAGCAACAGGCAGTCTAAACTTAGTTAAATCATTACCTAAATTAGGATATGGTTTTACGTGCGGGAACATCCAACCAGCAACTTCTTTAGTTTGATTGTTAATAACAATTTTGTAAAAAGCATGTGGAACTAACACGCCATTGCCAATAATCAAATCTCCCTGGCTATAAACTCCTCCGGATACGATTGTATATGATTGATTGCGTTCTGCTACCCAACCACGCACTGAAGTTTCTAATAATTTCCAAATTCCTCTGTTCAAGGAACCTGCTTGCGGTGACATATTTGTCATTAAAAAAGATTCGAATTCTACCTGAGTATCCCATGATTGATCTCCGTCCGGTGCCATATGACCTTTATCATATCCTGTGCCAGCATAGTCTTGTGGTGTAGCACCACCAGGAACTACTTGGTCTGCCGCAAAAGCATTAGTGCGAGCAACACAACCTAAAGCATTTTGTGGAAGTAATTCATAAGTTACATAGCGAGGCAACTTAGCGGCAGCATCATAACCAACAAAATATGCTTGCCGGCAGATTGGTGATGTTGGTGGATTTGCCTGTGGAAATCCATATGGCGCATGCGTCATACATTGTGCTTGTGCAAAGTTTGGTCGTTGTGTCCAAGCGTGACTTGTTAAAGCCGTTAAAGCTAAAACAAACGATAATAGAATTTTTTTCATCATTTACCTCTATGTTGTTCTGTAAGTGAATACATCATCAATTTCACCGGTTTTAGGATAGAATATCAAAACACCATCATGCTCTTGAATTAACTTGGTGTTGTGTGTATCTTGTAGTGTATTTATAAAAGCATTCCAATCCACATCAATTACGAACCTTTCATCTAGTTCTCCTTCACGGAATCGTGGGTTTTCTGGTGACCTGAAGTTCCGAATATCATCACAAACAATAACATCATTTTCATAATTAGGTTTCAATTTCTTAATTAATTCAATTTCAGGAATTAACGGAATACGATGTTCTTCTGAAGTATCATCTGTTCCATAATAATCAGGAAAGTGTGCATCCAACCAGAACAAAGTCTTTGCATTGATTGTTGGTAGTGCATTCTCAAAGAAAGCCAAACTTTCCGAATGGACAATGTTTGCTTGGGGATATTTACCTTGACATTCTGTAACATATTCTTGACCAATATCACATGAAGCAACATCCGAATAGCCACTTTTGTAAGCATAACCAATACCATCACCATGCCATGATCCAGTTTCTACAAATTGGGTGAGATTGAATTTTTGTCTATAACTACCGATATCAATATGAGATAACCAAGTCATAATTTACCTTTATAAAAATTAATTGCTTTCACCAAACCTTCAATGTGGTCTTGTGTTTTTTGTTTGAACAATAATGGTTGTTCATCTTCTACTGCCATAATAATTACTAGATTATCAATTGGTGTGCCAATCATTTCTTCATACATCAAAGAATATGCAGCCGTCTGCCAATAATAATCTTCAATATCTTCACTTTGTTTAATTCGTTTAGATGTTTTGAAATCAATCACCGATAATACACCATCAAACTCACCAATACAATCTACACGACCTGCCATGCCTAATTGTTTAGACCACAAAGCACATTCTTGGTAATGAATATTGTTAATACGATTGAGTAATGGTTTTAATGATACAAACATTTCAAAGGCATCAGGTCTAACGCCTTCTTTTTGACTTAGGTTGGTTTCATTATTTAAGTAGTATTCACATAATGTATGCACACCTGTACCACGACTAGTTGCTTTCTTTGATACACGATTGGCTTCTTCTTCACCAACTCGCTTGCGCCATCGCATAATGGCTTCTTTCTTTTGGGCGCCAAGCACAGTAGTCACCGATGGTAATCTAGTACCATCTTCTAATGTGTAGTATCTTTTTCCATCGGGGAATGTTTCTGATTTTAAATCTGGTAATGATTTAGGTGGGCAATAATTGAATGTCATTATGTAAAGTATGAGTTCTCATGAGGATTATATGATTTATGTAGGTCTTGTTTGGATAGTTCTTTTTCTTGTTTAGCAATTTCTTGTAACTGCTCTTTAATTCTGTCCTTGTTCTGATATTCGTAATACAACCGCTGTTGTTTGGACATTCCTCTTTTTTTGCTCATCAAAACTCCTATTGTTATTATTATTGTTTAACAGGCGAGGAATTTTTTCTACGGGGGCAATTTTGTTATCAAATTTGACTCCTTCGTAATGCTGAATTGTTGAAGAAATAGGATTTATTACCATTCTCTTTGCATCTTAGTTTTGTGGCCGGATTTAATAGTATTACCTGGTACCGATTCTTTAATACGATTAATTACATACTTCTCAAAAGTTGAATCTGCTTTACCCATTCCCGGAACAGATAAACGAGAACCATCAGAATAAACTGGAAAGTTCTCGGCAAAAATATGTTGTTCTAAATGGGGATTTTCGACCTTGAATTGGTCAAGAATCGTATATGACATACGATGTTCTTCTACCTCTTTGGTGTTGGTATTAACAAATGTATATGTTGGCATTAATAAGTCAATCCTAATTCTTGGTTAGTATCATGTAGTTTTTGCATCATCATTTCATTAAACCATTTTGGTCTATTCCTACTATTTATCTTACCTTTCCATGACCACAAATGTTGTTTATTCATTACATAGTAATTATGATACGATTGCAGAGAATTACCAGGTACTTTACATTCATCAGGCATAGCAGGTGTAGGACCGGTAAACGATTTATTAGGAATGTTTTTTGGTGTATTCCAAAATAATGCTTTGAGTAAGCCGCTAGATTCTACTTTATGAACCTTGCCATAACGATAGGTATATTCTTTGCAACAGGCTTGTAGTAGTTTACTTAGCCAAATATAGTTTGAATCAGATTGGCGACACCAGACTGCGGAAGGATGATTGATGTGAGTAGCAGAATACAAAATAGATTCACGCTCGTCAGAAAGAACATATCGAGTTTGTTTGCGACCAGTTTTACTGAGGCCAATAGATTGAGTACCATCAAGAATACGATGGGCAGTAGAAAGTAGTTGAGCATATTCAAGGATCATTTTCACGCAATGTTTATCAACGTGCATTTCAGCACACTTAACGGGGTCGTTATCAAGGTAAAATATATTCATAATGTAATTATACTACAATCAAGGTTAAATGTCAATACTTCCAATCGGTACAATACCCATGCTTCTTCAATTTCTTTAGGCCTTCTTCACAACGTTCACCAATATCTGTTCGGTATTGTGGGTCGTTACCTAACTTTACCATCTTCACGTGTTTATATGCCATATCTTTGGCTTCGCTGATAGTCTTACCTGTACCAGTCAATACCACGATATAAGAACCGGCAGTTCCTAATTCTGGAATATTCTCACAGAGTTCACCATCAATCATCTTCATTGTCTTGGACAATTTCATTTCACATGGATGTAAATTTTGGTGTGGAACTCCATCAGTCAATACGGGAAAATCTAAGTAATCTTCTTCTTCACGCTTATTGAATGGGAAATCGGCATTGGCCATTACAACACCAACACAAGTTCCTTCTTCTACTTCTAATGTATTTTTGCCGTTGATACAATCAAGCATCCATTGTGCAGGATCCTCATTCTTCATTAGAGGTTGCATAATGTTCCACATTGGATAACCAGGTCGAGCAGTCCATTCCATTGGCCATGGTGTGCCATCTTTTTCATCAATGATACAGTTCATGTCTAACATACCAACATAACCAATCTTCTTTAATTCTTTCTCCATTGGTTTCATTAGAATGTCAGCAATCTTGGATTGTTTGGTGTAGCGGGTAACAGTTCCCATCTCACCTGTGTTTACACCAAGGTCACCATTCATTTGCTTTTTGAATTCCCAACCTTCACACCAGAAATCCATCCAACCAGCAGGACCAAAAATACCTGTGCAGGCAATTTCTGTACCACCTTTGAATTCTTGGAGAATGAAATACGGTGCTTGCTTTGATTTCTCTTTACGTTTCGTTAAGAACCCAATCAGGTCTGCTTCGTCTTTAGCAACATAAGAGAGTGTCTTATCTTCTTCTTCACCACATGGTTTGCAAACATAACGCTTTGGATTTTGCTTAACAAAATTGATAGCAGCATCATAGTTTTTAAATTCGTGGGAAGGAATAATTAGACCACCGAATGCTTTGATAACATTCTGACCATACATACGGTCAAGTTCCAATTTGGCAGACTTTTTACCTGGACCAAATACTGGATAACCTTCGTCAATTAACTTCTGTATGTCATCCATAAACTCTAGGTTGTCTGCGGAGAAGATTAGGTCGGCGACCTTGACATAGGTCTTCCAGTTAGTTATCTTATCAACCAGACCTTGTCCAATGTGCGAGGAACGACTGCCTTTGGTATAGAGTTTAACTGTATGACCTGCTGCTACGCATCGGAGGCACCAATCAAGAGTAAGACCGCTGGGGTCAATGACTAGAATAAGCATGAGAATCCTAATAAAGGTTTAATGATATCCCTTTATTTATTCTTTCGGGATTGGTGTTCCTGTGAATAAGCTTTCGGTGTATTCATCTAAATCTTCTTCAAGAATATCCAAATTAACAGTTCTTTCAAGTGAAAGGTACTTACTTTTATCAAGATAACCTGCTATCTGTAAGAATTTGGTCATATTCCCAAGAATAAAAACCAAATCATCTGTATCAAATTCTTGAATGATTTTTGAAGCACCCCCAAAAGGGATAGCCTCATCTTCACATATTAACTTGAATTTACTCATAGTTTTGGAATGGACGCCAATACATCATCAACTGGTGGTTTTTCTTTCTTACCAGCTGCAATGCGACCATTCACTTTAGCAATATCTTCAGCAGAAACAACTTGCAAAGCTAATTGTTTGAACATTGCATAAGAATCTGTTACTTTAATGGTACGCTTACCGCCAACCGATGCTTGGTCAGGAAAAGCAATTTCACAACCACCTGTGCGTAAAGGAGCAATTTCCATTACCGTATCTAAATTAATAATAACTTGACAACCTTTTTCTACATCATTCACTTCAACAAATAACGACATTATGCTTCTCCTTTAGGTTCACGAATTTTAGCCAACTTGGCATTTTTTTCTGCTACTTCAGCTTGAATCATCATACCTTTCCAATGACCACGCTTACTAGTAGGTAGGCTTGAAAGAATCCGCTTGGTTTCTTTACTTAATTTAAAATCTTTATTTGTCATTTGTTTCCCTTGTCGCAGTCCTCTACTCGGATGAGATATACTGTATTAGTGGCAGGTCTTACAAAGTAACATTCGCCTTTAATATTCCACACTAAATGGTTTTGAATACCACCTTTGTATTCTGTTAATGGCGGATTCTCCATAAAGAATGCCACGGCAGCAACAATGAAGCTGCCGATAATAACACCAAAAAAATAACCAGCAAAGTTAATTGCTTTGATTTTATCCAAAAATTTTGTGAACATCAAATATTCCTTTATCAATAAGATATGTTAGGCTAACACAGAATACTGCCAAGGTCAATAGAAAAATGGTAAACTTTGCTGATTGTTCACGAAAATGTTCCACTTCCAATTCAAGCATATCTTTCTGTGCCTCCAACATATAATTGTCGGGGTCATCCATCAATTCAATAGTTTTCTTAGCACCAGCCAATAATCTCTTGGCCTGCCAAAGGTAATAATAAGGTATCATTTTAGTCCCAAAATCCAGTCCAATATTTTCCCATCAATCTGAAACCATTTAGTTTTCGTTCTTGATGTGTTTTTAGGCCTTTTTGGTCAACTTTAACTTTACTAACACCTTTAGTTAAATCATCTAACCATTCTTTATGACTATCTTCTTTATAAGCAGAATGGTCAAAAAATTGAGATTCATCATCATCTTTGGTGTGCTGTTCTAGTGCCCAAATAACTTCATCCATAATATAATCCCAACGCTTAAAATGATTTGAATCGGTATCCCATTCATTTTCTTTTGGTTCAGCATTAATGCTTCTTAATTCTTCCGGCACATCTTCATCATCAACGAATGGGGCGCCATGCTTAGTTTCTTTCAACTGTTTCATAACAGGAAGAATAATTAAAGATAGGGTGTGGTCTGCACTCCAGCTATCCCATCGGTCAATCTTTACATAATTAACTCTCGGATGAATAACATCTAAGAACTTTTGCCAAACTTGGCAAATTGGATCTAAAAATTTAACCCACTTTTCATACGGATTATTGGGGTCATCCTTGTGGTTGTAAATACGATCCTCATCTTTTTCCCAAAAGCAAACCTTTTTGAGAATGATATAAGGTGATAACCAATGATTACGATAGTTACTTAATATTACTTTCATTTTTTATTCCTCTCAGCGTGCCATTTACATAGGTCTTTATAATACTTTAATTCTTTTTCGTAATATTCTACTTGATTTTCTAATATTGTGGCAATAGGCGGTTGGTTATCTTTTCTTAGGAGATAACCAATCATCATACCAATAAAAAGAGCAAACAATAATTCAAACATTAAATCTCCAAATATTTCAATTCAAACTCTTTTGCTCGTTGCTCATACTTAGCATAACCTCTAGGATTACAAACAACTCTGGTATCACCCATCATGTAATCTGATACATTATGCATATGACCGTGGCACCATAACTTAATCTGTGGTCGATCCAAAATCAAATCAGTTAAATCAGAATGAAAGGCACCATTCATCAATGTATCATGTTTATACCATTCAGCAATACTCAATGGCGTAGGAGCATGATGCGTAACGACCACAAACTTTCTATCTTTACCGCCATAATCCGCAGTAGCAATCTTTATGTAGTCTAACATTTTTTGATGGTCTTCCACAGAATCTTCTGGCGACCAACGTGAAGCTTTTTCATAGTGGTCAACTCTTTCAATAACCAAATTGCCTTCAGCATCTTTTAAATGCAAACCAGAACCATCTGGATTCTTGGCATAAATTACATTCTTATGGTGTGTCATACGATTACTATTCTTAATTAACTGAAAGTCATTCATACGCTGGCCACAATGCCACATAGTCAAGGAATCAGACTTATTCATATCAGTCCATAGTGTACCACCAACAAAAGTAATATCTTTATACTCCCAAGTTTCTTTCTCCAGAAGGTGAACATTAGGCAAATCTGCTAAATTGGCTTTGAGTGTATCATAAGTTTTAGCAATATCATAATCGTAATGCTCGTGATTACCTAATACATACACAACTTGTGGAAATTGGAAAGCACAACGCTTGAAAAAGTCTTTCACCATTGCACGCTCTTTAGGTTTGTGCTTGAAAACTTTAGCTGTGCAAATGTCACCCGCAAGAATTAACACTTCAGCATTCTCCTCATTTTTGAGGAAAATATTACCAAATTCTAAATGCAGATCATCGCATACAGCAATTTTCATTTTAATTCCATATTCTATGTTTTTCTGCTATCCATTCTTTTCCATCATATTCTTCAAGCTGCCATTCCACTTCATCGGGAATATCTACTACTTTTAACTCTGCAAATCTACCATTGGCATCATCGCCTAATTCTTCCACAACACGAACCAAATATTGATTATTGCGTTCAATATCGTAATAAGACCAATCTTCTTGCCAATCTTTCCATTCAACCATGGAATATTGGCAGAATAGTTTTTGTGCCTTTTCGGATAAACTAAATCCACCGTGACAGGTATTAATTACAATTTTCAATGAAATATATCCTTATAATCTTCTTCTTGTTCCAAGATACTTTCTGGTGTTTTTAATAATTCAATTAAATCTTCACGGTAATTACCCATCCTGGCCATCCAAGTCAATCGTGCCAAAATAATGGCAGATAGATTTAAACCTGGCATTTCATATGTAGTCAGCCATTTCATTAAAGCATTATCAATATCTTCAACAATAATTTCCAACATTTTATCATCTTCACTCTTTGCCATTACCTTGCTCTTTCCAATCTTTCTGACAACTCTCTTTAGTTGCACCATTGTTATAACGAATACAATCTTCAATGAATTCAGCGGGTGCAATATCAGCAGAATAAACTGGAGTGGTGATTTTTTGCATTGAAGCTTTTGATGGCATCGCTAAAATAATAACACAAAATAATATTCCACCACCAATAACAATAAAGCGCCAGAATATACCAACAAACAATATTGCAACAGAAGCAATAATAATAAATTGTAGTATTCTGGTAGTTAAACCAACTTCAGCCAAATTATCTAATAATTCCATGATTAATCTCAATAAGCATCACAGCGCACATCAACAGGTACCAATACTTTGCCACCTGTGTCCACTTTTTGTGCAACATATTCGGTAGTAGGTCTTAGTTTGGCACGGAGACATTCACGAGCCGCATTGATAACTTCATTGCGACCCATTACCTCAGGACCATCATAACCTTTTACCTTATATACTGGTGCACTTGAACAAGCAGTCAAGGCCAATAATAAAAACAACGACAATTTAAGTTTCATTTTAACTCCATAATATGAGATAATACTTCTTTTGCTTCTTTCAAATCGGACTTATCAACCGCAGCATCAAGATAATCAAGTTGCCTTGCGTGTAGATAATTTGCCACTTTCATTATGTCCATATATTTTACTGCTTCTAAAATATCGGTAAATTGTTTGCCATGAACTTTATAAATTTTCATTTACCAGTATCCACTTTAATAGAAACAGTTTTGACTGTATCAATGGTTTTATCTAATGCCTGAGCAATGCCAGTAAAACCGACAGTAGCAACCATGAAACCTAAAACAACGCCGGCAATAAAGTTAATCATACATAATCCTCATGCAATACAATATATTCAATATACAAATTATCCAATTCTTCATCGGATTTTTTAATCAATGCATCAGTAGTAAAACCTTTAAATGATAACATTGTAATAATTTCTTCACGACTAATATGATCCATAAAAAACTCCTTACCAATTAAGAGACCATTATAACACATAGGTGGATGGTGTCAACCGAACTGTTGTTCCTAGGCAACACAAACCAACTTACCAATACCAACATACTCCTCAATAGCGTGTTTTAACTGCTTAGGAGACGCCTTAGGTGCAATAAACACGTAGTCCAACTCAGGCTTCACATCATTGTCGGACAACACCTTATTCAAGTATAGGACTGCCTCACGAGCATCATCAAACTCTTTCATGCCGGTATTATTAAATAATTTTGGTTTTGCAATATATTTCATTTCTTTTCTTTCTTATTTGGTTTAATTGCCGCAATACCATAACCATGTGCATCAGGATCGGATTGTTGTAATTGCTCACGCAATGCAGCACATTCTTCGTTCAACATTTTATTTTCACGGACAATATCCATAATTGGATGTTCAAATAAATCCCATAATTTATTAAATTTTAATTCATATAATTGAACGATGCCAGTCAAAGCATTAACAATCTGGTCTTTATCTAAATTGTGCTCTAAGATACCTTCAGCAACATCAGAGATATCATCGGTAACCATCCAGCATTTTTGAATCTGTTGTTCAAAATCAAATCTATCTGCACTCATTTTTTTACTTTCTTTTTCTTTGGATTATAATGTTCATTCTTGACTGCTTCTTTTAACATAGCAATCATACCCCATTGAACTAACAATTCAAGTGCTTCACTATCAAAATTTATGGTGGCGTCAGCCGAACCATCTTTGTGCTCTTTAATAACTTCAATTTCAAGTTTCATTACCAATCCCTTATTTAATAACTTCCTTGTATATGTTTAATGCCGTGTCAATCACGGATGAAACCGCAAAAATAACCAATAATAAATCTTCTCTGTTCATAATATAGAAGGGTGAGGTGCCACCATAGTTTATATGGTGGCGGTACAAATTAAGCTACCAATTTATCACTCTTGCTTAAATTACAAGGTGCACATAACAATTGGCAATTTTCTTCAATAGTTTGACCACCTTTTGCATGAGGCAAAATATGGTCGGCGTGCCACAAGTCAGAATCATATAATTCAGATTCTTTACAGACTTTGCCACAACTATTACATTTTCCATTCTGTTTCATAAATGCTGAATACTTCATGGACTTAGTAAAAACTCGGCTTGTATCCAAGCTACCAACAATACTAGGGTCAATTTGTAACAAATCTTCACGAATCAATTTTAAACGAGCTTCATAATCTAACTTCTTAGAATTGTTGCCACAAGTATCATACGACCAAGTATCACCTTTTGCATTTTGATATGCAATCTTTGGACCACGATGAGTTTCTGTGTTTACAAACCATTCAAAGAATTTTTCTTCATCAACAATCTTCTTTCCATCTTGTTCAATCTGATAGATGGTCATAAAAAGATTCATCAATGTAGCAGTTCTCTTAAATGATGAAGTTCCATATTTTCCAACAAGTTTAATAGTCTTACGAATGTTATCTTTGCCGGACCTAATGAAATTCTTAGATGTACTAGAACCATCTTCGTAAGCATCATTGAGAGATTTTTTATCTGCCGTTTCGCTCGTAATACCTTTATTGTTGAAGGTTGCCATCTTAACAAACATTTCATCAATCACATAACGAGGATTTCCTTTTTTGAAAATAAATCGTAAAGGATGTATTGATGATTCAGCTAACTCTCGTATTTCGTTGGCAAAAAGACAAACTTTAGCATTACGCTTCTCTTGAGCATTTAAACCTAAACCATCATTGATATTGGTAAATAAATCAGACAATTCTTTGCGAGTAGATACCGTGAACACATAAATGTTAATACCAATGTTTTCTACAATTTCTTCAAGTAAATCTTCAGGTAAAGTGGTCCATTTATTATTTGCGGAGTTTAAAGTAACACTTCCGTTACCTAAAGGCATTTCAACCGCAGGTAATCCAACTTCTCCAGCAAAAAATTTTAATAAAGTCACCGTGCGGTTGTTGCCGTCAAGAGAAATATATTTGAATCCTTTGTTCAACCAGGATTGAAAATAATGACGGTCAAGAGGTTGTATTGCCCGTTTTAATGATTCTTCAATATTAACAATGATAATGGGAGTTGGTGCACGGCCGTTAATGAGTGAGAAACAATATTGTTTCATCTTCTTTTCGTCCCAACAAGCAGGTCGTTGGAAAGATAAGTCAAGGCCAATGCTTTCTAATAGTGTTCGCAACAGAGAATTATTCAACAAATAAAACTTTGGTTCATAATAAGTACGTGTTACTGATAAATCATTTTTCATACATTTTTCCTTATAAAGGTAATTAAAAGACTAATTTTTCTTTTTAGGGTGCAAAATTAGAGAAAAAACATTAACCCATAAGTTTATGGAATTTAAACAACAGGTTTCCATAGGAACAATTTGTTCCTCTACCTTAAAGGGGTGCCACCGACTTACGGCGTTTCACAACGAGCTGCGATGGCATAAAACTATTAAGCCGTTACTGCTTCATCTGGCACTTCAACCTTAGCGGATGCTTTAGGTGTTGCACCTTTGTAACGGCCGTTCTGGTCAAATTGATCCGCATTGACTAGTTGGTATGCTGTTACTTTGCGACCATCTTTAATGACCTTAACAATACCACCATCTTTACGGATATTGTATATGTTAGTCGAAAGTCGGTACAATACTGATTCTTGACTGGTGCCTTTGAATACGGCAGCAATCTCATCAGGTGATACTGGTTTGCCACTTAATAATACTTGGGTGATTTTCTCATGACGATTAATCTTACCCTTGCGAACTGTTAAAGCCATTGTAATACTCCTATCAAATTAAACATAATAAAAAGCTGGTTTTATTTTATAGTCAAAAACCAGCAAAAGTAGACTGCGAGTTTTACGGGGTTCATGGTACCCGAAGGATGGCAACACCCTTACCATTTTAACCATGGTATCACACCTGTGGTTGGTTGGCAACCTCGGATGTGGTAGAATTGATTGCTGTATTAGCAGGTGATTCAACCGAACTATCGACCTTAGAATACAGGTCTAAGAATGCCATTTTGGTTTCTTCGTCAAAACGATTCACACATAATGTAATGGCTTTCATTCTATCTTTAAAGATACCATATGCCTTGGCAATATGTACCAATCGGCGAGTAGAGATAATCTCATCAGTAGCACCTTCTTGGTACGATTTACGAACCACATCAGCCCATTGGCATAGGTTCTCAACAAAATCTTTATCATCAAGTAATGGCGATAGAATTTTCTTCTCAGTTTTGGCATCAGGATATTCCTGTTCTACCGTAATTGGGAATCGTTCTAAGAAAGCATCGTCAAGGATTTGGGACAAATATTTGCCTTCATCACTACCACGACCTTTGGTATTTGCCGTTGCGATGATAGTAAAGCCATCTTTTGGATATACCATCTCACCTGATTTCTTATTGTAATGTGGTTTGCCTTCCATAATGCCTTGCAAACACATCAACTTATTAGAACCACGGTCTACTTCGTCAATCAATAGAACTGCGCCACGCTTCATAGCAATAAGAACAGGACCATCACGATTGACCACATTACCGTTGACTAATGTAGGACCACCAAGTAGGTCGCTCTCATCAGTTTCAACGGAGATATTCACACGAATGCACTCACGATTCAATTCAGCACACACTTGCTCGACCATTAAGGTCTTGCCGTTGCCTGATAAACCAGTAACAAAGATTGGATAGAATGATTTGCTACTAATGATATTCTTCATATCTTTGTAGAAACCAAATGGTACATAATCAGGCCATTTCTGTGGCACAGCAGGTTCAGAATCATCAATCAGTTTTGGTTGACGGAACTCCAACACTTGTGCTGGTTGAGCATATGCTACCTCTAATTCAGGCTCAATAACTTTACAATCAGCATCGTTTAACTTTACAATCTTTTCTTTTAACTTTACAATCTTTTCGCCTGATGGTGGTACTTTGTATTGGCCACGGTCAAAACGATATTCTGATTTTGTGACCAACCAGTATGGGTATTGACAACCAGATTCATTTACAACTCTAGTAATATCATCTCTAGTTAATATTGATTCTGCACCAAAAATACCTTCAGATGCGACAATAAACTGTTTTGCATTTTTATTCATACTGTTTCCTTAAAAGAATTCATCCATGCGGCCAAGACTTTCTTGGCTTCGTTTCTATTCAAACCAAATTCATTCTGTAAATACGGTGAAGCACCAAACATATTGGTTACACCAGAATCTCGTAATACATTCAAATAACTAAAATATTTTTCCATATTAATCCAATAAAACCATGTAAGCTTCAGCATTGTTATTCATAAACCAATTGATGCCTTTTCTCAAACGATCATAATCACCAAAGATTTCACAACCTTTTAATGTATCATACACAGCAACTTCTTCAGGTGATAACATAATACCTTGGCCTGAAAATGGATTAGTAATAAACTCACTCACTTCACCAACAAATATATCTTTATAAGGCAATTTCATATAGTTTCCTCTCAATTAACCACAAATAGCATAAGTTGCTAAATCTTTCCATTTACCATTAGGATTTGATTTACGAATCTTGGTAACTTGAATCAATGTCCGTAATGATAACTCTTTTACAGAATCAACCAACTTACTAATCAAAGCCATGGCATCATTCTTACTAACCAAATCATACTCAGGCATAAAATCTTTTTGCGTCAATAAATGTTTCATACGCTCAAGCTTTTGCTCCGCTGTCATACTCAAATCAACTGCCAAACTGCGAGTAACAATCGCTTGGTCTAATGAGGCACCATTCATATTAGAAATGAATACTACACCACCAGTAAACTCAAACGCATTAGGTAAATCTGTATCACGAATGTCCGCATTATAAGAAATAATACGGCGTGAATATGAATCAAGTGCTGCTTTCAAAATGTTTAATGATGTTGCATCTTTTAATACGCTATCACAATCATCAAACACCACAATACTATTGCGATTTTCGTAGATCGTCCGATAAAGTCCTTTTGCAGTAGAATAACCTTTGACTACACGATACGAATTAGCAGGCACATCATCACCTAAATCTAAACCAGTAACATCCATTAAACCAGAATTGGCCAATGTAGTGGTGACTGTGTGCGACTTGCCTAAACCACCAGGTCCTGTTACTACAACAGATGCTTGGTCTTTCTTGGCCAACATTGTAACCATATCAGAAAGAAAACCAAAGCGCTCGTTGATTGTGAATTTGGATTCCATAACAGCAGAGGTAACTTTGGTTCCTGCTTTACGCAATTCATATTGCAAATGCTCGATTTTGGTACGCTTCACGGTTTTGCCGTTGATTACTGCGGTATATTTTCCATTTACGAATTTAATATCGGACATAATTTCTCACAATTAAAACAACCATTATACAGGTACCATTAGGTAAGTCAAGAAATATCGGCGCTACCGTTGTTTTGGTACAACACTCCTATTCACACTTCCGTTGACAAAACCAGCGACTATTCACACTTCCGTTGACATTCCGAGCGATTATAGGTGGTTATCTACATTTTTGTTGACGACCATATCACCTCTCTTGTGCCTTTCTTAGTAATGATCTAGCAAAATAATTTATTTGGTCTGGAAAACATTCATATAAAGCGTTTTCCATATCTTGCGGATGTGAAGAAACCAACATGAACCCCGATTCTTCTGCTAGTTTTATAAATTCTTCGTTTTCTAGTGTTTTTACTGGAACATTTAAAACTTTTGTTATTTTAGATGCCCATTTAACACCTTCTACAAAACCTTCATATTGAGCATAAGTTTTATGGGTTGATTCGTAATACTCTTTTATTTCCTCATCTGTTGGTGTCTTTGCTGGATGGGTGTTACTCTGCAAGATTTCATGCAATTCTTCTGCTTGTGGCTCATCTTCAAAATGTTCTTTTGCTGGATGGGTGTAGAGTGGAATAGCTTGATGACTAATTTTGTCTTTGCGTTCAGGTGTTTTAAACATGATGTAATCAGAAACATAATCAGGGTCGTTTGACTTCATCATCCACGCTACTGGTTTATACTTATGGGTATCAATTTGACTGCTATTTTGTAACCTATAGGTATCAATTTTGGCTTGTTGCTGGCGTAGCATGGTGGCTGCTTGCATAGCAATTGTTTCAACAAAATCAATATCCCATGAGGTTTCATGTTGCAATATTTTTTCTAATTCATCAGCTAGTTCATTTGCGTTCATATAGCTCCTGAGTCTTCAATTTGTTTATGAATACTTGAGAAAAGGTTTTCATATCTTCTACTTTGCTCTTTAAGATGAATTAAAAGTTCATCTGCACACTTCCAAATAAGTTCTTGATTTTCTTTTTTTAATGCTTCTATTTCCGCTTGTTGCTGGCGTAGCATATCGTTAAGTCTTAAAATTACTAACTTAGCGCCTTCTAAATCTTCAGCTAGTTCATTTGCGTTCATTTCAGCGCCTCCTT